CGGCGGGGGTTGTCGCCTGACTTGACGGGGGGCTTCAGGTTCATGCCCTCCGAGCGTGCGGAGGCGCGACCCTTAGCGTTCAAGCCACCGCTGGCCGACTGCCCTTCCTTGCGCTGCCAGGCCGGCGTCTTCGCCATCACGCGATCCGATACCACGAGTTCGTCGGCTGGTAGAACCGCATGCGGAAGTTGTCCTCTGCCGCAAGCGTGGCCGGATCGCCGTAGGCAGCCGTAGCGCCGTTCAGCGCGAGCGTGAACGCCGTGATCTGCTGCGTCGTAGTGATGAGCACCTCGGTGCCATCGGGCGTGGCAAAGTTCAGCGGCAACGTCACGGTGCCGGTGGCCAGCGTGCCGGCAGGCTGCAGCAGCACCCACATGGACGCCGTGGCAGGCGTCGGCAAGGCGATGTTGAAGCCCGTCCCCGGAACGTACAGGTTCACCGACATCGTGGGCGAGGCGAACGACTGCTGGAAGTACTGCAGCAGTGCGTTGACCGACACGCGCCGCGCGTCCCCGTTGGCGGTGTTGTAGACGGCGAACTGGTCGCCGCTGGAAAGCTGCGACAGCACGGGCAGTTGATTGATCAGCGGCATGGTGCGCCCTCAGTAGAGTTCGATGGGGCCATCAGGCCCAGCCAGCACCGGATCAACCGGACCCGGCATGAACGGCGTGTCGTAGCGCCACGGCTTTTGCCCTGCGCCCAGCGGCAGCGTGCGGGGGAACTGCTGCTCTGCCGGGAACGTGGCCCGAGCCAGCAGGGTGTCGTATCCGAGTTTTGCCGTCGTGCGCGTGTCGATCTGCACCGTCTTGCCGTACTGCGGCGCGATGCGGATGGCCAGATTCGCCACGATGGCCTCGTTGGCGCTGTCTGGCACCTGCGTCTCGGTGTCGAGGTCGCTGTCCTGCGGGCTGCTGGGTAGCGGATAGCCCAGGCGGATGCCCTTGGCATTCCAAGTCGCCATCATCGCATCCAGCCGGCGCAGCGCGGTGTCGAGCTGCTGCGGCTGGAGGTCGAAGGTGTAGTTCGCCATGCCGAGTTCGGCAAAGGCTTCCTCCACGAACTGACGCTTGGTGTAGCTCATGCCGACCTCAGATGCCAGCCTCGCCAGGCTCAACGCGCAGGTTCGGCGTTCCGGCCGCAGCGATGTGCGCCACGGTGTCGAAGTCCTGATCCTTCTGAATGATGATCGTCTGACCAGGCCGCACCATCAGATCGGCGGTCGTGGCCGTGCTCGTGCCGATGCTCACGCGCACATGGATGGCGTTCGTGCTGTCGAGGTTCATCAGCCGCAGGCACTTGCTGCCCGCGCCGATGGTCGTGGACGCCGAGACGCCAGACGTTGCGATGGTCTGGCCAGCGCCGTAGCGCGGTGCAAATGGTCCGTAGATCATGGTTCGGTCCTCAGATTGGATCGTCAGCGGAAGGCTCGGCCGCCATCGCGGCGTTGATCTTCGCCAGCAGCGTCTCGTCGCTCCAGCGGCGGTCCACTTTGAGCCCCAGCAGTTCGGCCTGCTGCAGCATCTCGGCACGGGTCGGCGGGGTGTCGTCGGCGGGCTCGGGAGCTGGCTCGGGCTGCACCTCGACAGCCGGCGCGTCCACGGGCTCCAGACCCAGCGCAGCGGCAAACGACTCGTGCCAGCCATCGGCAACGGCCTGCGCGAGTTCCTCGGGCTCCACGCCCTTGCAGTCGTAGGTCTTGCCCGGAGGCCCCCAGTGCGGGCCGGGGCTGCGGTAGACGAGAATCTGGTCGCTCACTTCTTGCCCTTCTTGGCGGTCTTGGCCGACTCACGGAACGCGGCAGCGGTCGGTGCACCCTTCGTGCCAGGCTTGCGCATCTTCTCGCCGCTGCCGGCCTCGATGCGCTTGCGCTTGGCTGCGATGTTCGCGTACAGGCCGGGAGGCGTCTTCACTTCTTCGCCCTCGGTGCAGGCCCCTTGCTCGGCTTGCCCGCCTTCATGGCCGCCGTGCGCGCCGTGTTCAGGGCGATGGCGACGGCCTGCTTCTGCGGCTTGCCAGATTTCATCTCCTTCGACACATTGGCCGAGATCGACTTCTGCGAGTAGCCCTTCTTCAACGGCATCCTAGTCTCCCGATGTAAAAACGCGGGCGGCAGCCTCAGACCACCGCCCGCGTCATGCCTCAACCCACCGATCAGGACGCGATGCGGTAGATCGTGTACGTCGCGGCAGCCGTCTTGCGCGCCCGGAACAGGCCCGAGCTCGACGCAGCAACCGCCATGTTGCCCAGCAGCGTGCAACCCGCCACGCCGCCGCCAACGGAGATCGTGAAGGCGTTCGCGCCGCCCGTGTTGATGACAGCGAAGTCCACCGAGTCGTTGATCGCCAGCGTGGTCGCCGCGTCCAGCACGGTGCCGGTCGGAGGCGTGGCCGTTACGGCAGCGGCCGTGGTGGAGGTCACGATGCCGCCCAGGATCATCGCAGCCGTCAGGTTGCCGGTGGCATCGAGCGCGACGGGGTCGTTCTGGAGGTTCCAGTCGCCGTCGTTGCTGACATGCGGGCTGGTGCCGACCTCGTAGAACACCGGGAAGTCGCCGGCCTCGATGTAGACCGTGGCCCCGTTGGCGAACGCCGACGAGGTGTAGGTCGTGTTGTTGACGTTCTGCAGCAGGCTGTTTTGCGTCGGGTAGTTGGGGTAACCGACGACTTGGTAAACCTGCGCGACGCCCTGCGTCTGCACGACGATGCGCTGGTTGGCCGTGAGAACGACGGTGGCGTTGCCCTGGGGCTGGATGGTGGCGTAGGCCATGATTTGTACCTCGTTTCGTTGCGATGCGGGCCGGTGTTACCCGGCCCGCGTGGCGTCAGGTCTGCGAGAACATGACGATGCCGGTCATTTCGGGCTGCTTGTTGACCACGCCGTAGGACGTGTCCAGCCGGTACTTCGTCTTCATCGTGTTGATGTCGTACTGCTTCGTCATCACCAGTTCAATGCCCTGGTCCGTCGAAGCACGCATCACAGCCGCACCGGCATCGCTCGGCACCGCATAGCGACCCGGCAGGATTTCGATGCTGTCCTTGTGCCAGAACGGGTTCATGAAACCCGTCACGGTGTTCAGGAACACCACCGGAGAGGTGGCCGAAGGCGTCGGGATGGTCACGTTCTGGTACTGCGCCTCGGCATCGCTGCCGCCTTGGTTGGAGATGATCGGGGGAGAGATCACCAGGCTCGTGCCACCGGCCGGAACGCTGATGACGCGGAACGTCTTCAGCAGGCCCGTGCTCTGCTTGGTGATGTGATGCACCGCGAACACGCCGCCGATGGTGAACGAGTCTCCGGCCTGCACGCTCGCGCTGGAGGTGACGGTGATCGTCTGGTAGCGGTTGTCCACGTTGGACACTTCACCCGTCGCGGCCACGCTGGTTGCCTTGGGCACCCAGTAGTTGCCGGCAGCGGCGAGCGTAGACACCTGGATGCCACCACCACCCGCAGCGGCGGTCTTGCGCAGCGCGTAGTCGAGCTTGTAGGTGTCGAACGACGCCACGCGGCCCACGAACGCCCGACGCAGCGCGCTGTCGGAGATGTCGTTGCCGAAGCTGCGGGTGTTCTTGGCGAGGTCGCTGGCCATGCCGTTGTAGTCGCGCGTCGAGAGCGCGAGGTAACGGTCGGTGTCCATCACGCCCTGCTCGTTCATGATGGCTTCGCACTCGGCAACGTCATCGAAGCCCGAGGCGGCAGCCTGGCGCTTGACGAACAGCGTGCCTTGGAGCGCGGCCACGTTCATGACGGCGACGTTGATGTCGCTGGCGAGCTTCTGCTTGGCGGCATCGCCCAGACGGCCTTCCTGCAGCGCATCGCGCAGTTCGGTCGCGGTCATGATCCACGGCACCGAGCGGCCGAAACCGATGGTGGCGGGCACGGTGAGCTGGGTGTAGTCGTCGAAGTTCGACGTCATGTCCGTGCCGGCATACGACACGGAGATGTACGGCTGCGGACGCCAGATGACGTTGTTGGTCCGCTCCATCATCGTCTGGTCCGTGTTGAACACGGCGACGTTGCGGGAGAGTACGAGGGCGTCCTGAAAGCCTTCGAGAATCGACTCGAACTGGACGCGCTCTTCCTTGCTGAATGAGTTGGCCACGGTGTGGGCTCCTGATCGGAATGAGTGAACGATTGCGGCCTGCGCCGCGCCTGCTTACTCACCCCGTCAAGAGTCGGGCGGCCACTCGTGATCTGGTCGCTACTGCCGATTCAGGGCTGGCGAAACCCGGTGCGATTGGGCCGAATGTACCACACTCGGCCGGGGCGTCAAGCCCTCGCGTCAGTCAACGATAGTCCAGTCCTCGGCCAGCACATCGGTCTGGCTGGCCAGCCACGGCACGCGAGCGCCGGGGGTGTTCTGTGCGTCTGCCGGGTAGTTCAGGAACACATAGGGCAGCGTCATCTTGCTGTGCGCGTCAGGCACCTGAAGTTCCAGCCACAGGCCCTTACCATTCCATCCGGCCCGCTGAACTTTTAGGCCTTTCTTCAAAGCCTCCAGTGCCAACCCGAAGGTCATTGCGGAGCATTCGCGGTAAGCGTCCTCAAACGCAGCCTTGGGCGACCACGATCTGTAATCGTCGCGGTAGACGACTTTATAGCCTGGGCGGCCATCGTAGTGCAGGTCTGGTTCCGCGTGGATGATCTTCGTCCCGATGTAGCGTTTCATCAGCATTTCCCTTTCTTCGTGGTTAATTCCGTGCCGCGGCCTTCGCCGCCAGTTGCCGCTTGTACGCCACGACCTTCGTCATGTCGCCCGTGCGCGCCGCCTCCTCGCGCAGCCTCTCCAACGTCGTATCTGACCCGCCGCTTACAGGCGCGGTGCCTGCCGGCAGGCTGCGCTCAGGCGCGGGGGGCTTGGTGCGGGGTGTGACTTTCAACTGTGCCTCCAGTTTGGCAACGGCAAACGCGAACCGCACGGGGTCGGTGATCGCGGCGAGTTCCTTGGCGCGCTTGGGGTTCTTGCCCAGCGCATAGACCACGAGTGCGGGATTCTCCGCGCCCTGCAGCACGACGCCCTGTTGCGTGACGTTCAGCGTCTCCATGACCGTGTGCTCGGCCTCGTCGTAGTCGCGCACCTTGAGGTCGGCCTTGGCCTTGCCGTACCCGTCGAGCTTGGCCTGCCACGCCTTCTGCGCGTACCAGGCTTCGAGCGCCGTCTCGTATCGGTCGGTGTCGTAGTCGTGGTCTTCGAGCTTCGGTTTCGGACCGACAGTCGGCCGTGCGGCCGGCGCAGTCTGTTCCTTGGCCTCGTACTCGCGGACCTTCTTCTGCAGTTCGCGGTGCTGCTTGCGCAGTTCCCTGACCCACTCCGGGGCGCGCTCGCCATCGTCTGTCGGGGGCGTCTCGTCCCCGATGCTGATGGTCACCTCGTCGGGCTCCGGATCAGGTGCGGCGGCTGCAGGGGCATCAGCCTGGGGAGACGGGTCAGGCGTGTCTGGTGCGCCCTGAGCCGCCGCAACCTGTTCGCCCTCGTCCTCGGGCGTGTCATCGTTGCCGTCATGCACCTCCTGGGTGCCATCGGGTTGCGTCACTTCGATTCTGATTCCCATCGTCTTCCCTCTCGCGCGTTACCGGCCGCGCGGATGCCGTTCGGCGTGGTGCCGGTCAATGCACACTGATGCCCAGCATCCCCAGAAGGTGCCGAGCCTCGTGGTCGTGGAGCGCCATGACTGCCGCGATGGCGTCCTCTTCATCCCGCAGAATCTCGCGCAGCGACTGCACGGCGTCGGCCAAGTCCTGCTGCAGCCCCTCGCGGGCCTCACTCTCGATCTGCAGCTTGGCCAGTTCCCGGCGCAGGCTCTCGACCTGGGCGATCTCGCCCGTGTAGTCGGTCAGCTTGCGCGCGATGCGCTGGGCCTGCGGCTGCGGTGCCGAGTCCAGTACGTCCCGAATGTCCTGCAGTTCCTGCGACGCCTCGGCACGGAACCGCGCCAGACTCGCCTCCAGAATCTCCCGTTCGCGGCCCCAGCCCTCGCCGCGCCTGCGTCTGCCCTGCGCCGCGTTACCCGGCCCGCCGCCGCCCGATGGCGTGACAGGCGCAGGCCCGCCGCGCGACTGCAGCAGGGTCAGGAACATCGGTTAGCCCAGCGACTGCAGCGCGGAGATGGTGGCCTGCGTCTCCGCGATTTCGTCTTCCAGCCGCTCGATGGCGGCCGAGTCGCCAATCGCCGTCGCGTCGGCGTGCTGGCCGTTCAGGTGCGCCAGCCGAGCCTGGGCCAGCTTCAGGAGGTCAGCGATGGTCATGGCTTACACCAGTGCGATGAGTTCTTGGGACACCGTGGACAGGTGCGACTGCAGCAGGATCACGTCGTACTTGTCCGTGCCGTCGAGCGCCGCGTACGCAGCCATGCGCGATCCGAGCGTGGCCGCGCCTGACTGCAGGAAGTCGGTCGGCGTGTGCGGACTCAGGACGCGATTTTTGGCGTCGAATCGGTAGAGTTGGTTCACCGCCGCAGAAACATAGATGTTCATGTAGGTGAACCTGCCTTCGCCGCCGTACGGTGCGTAAGCGCCGGTTGTGCCCACGCCGATAGTTGCTGTGCCCCCGTCGTAGTTAATCGCTGCGGTCCACGTTCCGGTGATGCTGGCCGAGATGTCAAGCACATCCAGCGTGGCCGCGCCGCCCCGGAAGAAGTAGCAGAACGAGTGCCGAGCATTGCGCGCCGGATCGGGCTGGATGCCGAAGCTCTGCACCCACATGCCACCCGCCGCGTTGGCAGCAGGGGCCACGCCGAAGTAAGTCGTGCTCCAGGCGTTGGCCGCGATGCTGTTCGTGCCGTTGTTGATCGTCGCGTCGGTGTAGTTGTACGTATACACCGTCGTCGTGGCCGACGAGCGTAGCAGCAGCAGATTCGGCTGCTCAATGACGTACTTGGCCGACGCAGACGGCTGGGTCGTCCAGGCCGTGCCCAGCGTGTAGATCGGGCTCGGGCCTGCCGTGTGCGAGGCGATGATGCGCCGCTGACCCACCGCCGCAGGCGTGGTCAGGTCTTGGACGATGCGAATCTGGAAGTTGCGGTACTCGTTCGCCGCCACCACCGCATCACCCAGAGACGCCTGGCCGGTCAGGGTCGAGGCACCCGCGGCGGTCGCGGCCAGCGCCTTGCGTACCGTGATGTTCGTGTCGTAGGTGAACGCGCCCTGCACCATGCCCTCGCCGGGGTTCATGTTGTAGGGCGTGTACTGCTCGTCCAGCACAATCGCCGCCGAGTCGGTGCCGATGGTGGCAGGCAAGTTGGTGTTCGTGAGTGAGGCGAGCGTGTTCGTCGCCACCTCGAACGAGCGGAAAATGGTCGCAGCCAGCGCGCCGGCAGACAGCATCATCACGCGGCCCGAGAGCAGTTCGTATCGTGCACCGGTCGCGGGCGTGAAGGTAAAGGCGTTGTCCAGCGTGATGACGGGCGTGGTGCCCGCCGTGTTGCCGACGATGAACCGCTCCTCGACCTTACCCGCCGTCGTGTCGATGATGCGCAACTTGAACCCGTAGTCCCCGCTGCCGCCACGATTGGCGAGCATGTTCACGCCGACAGCCGTGGGCAGCGCGGTTGAGAGCGTCACGCTTGTGGTGGTCGCGCCTGCTGCGATGGTGCCGACAGCCGCGAAGCTGGGGGCAAACACGCTTGCCGCGCCAGCGCCGAACGTGCCGCCGAGGCCTGGGTTCACGGCCAGTTGCCACGCCTTCGTGATGATGTTGTAGCGGTTCAGGATCGCCGCGCTCACGAGGTTGTGGACGAACGGGTGGCGGCTGAGGTCCGAGCGCATATCGGCGCACATCGAGGTGCCCGCTGCGTGCGCGTTTGGTGCCGGGGCGACTTGCGCCCAAACCAAACGGTCAATGACCTTCTTAAAATTGTTCGCCATGATCGTCCTTCAGGAGATGAGCGAGCGCACACAGTCGCGCCACGCCGAGAGGTTGCTGCCGCGCGTCAGGAGTTGTCCCTGATCGCCGCCGATGCTTGCGAGGTTGGTGACAGCCGAAACGGTCGTGACGGTCGTCACGGTCGTGACCGTTCCAGACTCCAGCGTCGCCGTCACGCGCTGCCGCTGCAGTGAGCGGTCGTAGCCCTGCGGCGCGCTAAGTGCGTTGATGATCCGCGACAGTTGGAGGTGGTTGTCCTCGTCGTGCACCGTGAGCGTCACGCTCGGGTCGATGCCGGTGATGTCAACGTCCAGCGGCGCCGCCCGCAGTTCGGTGTCTGTCAGGCCGCCAGTCGTGACAGCCAGCGGCGTCACCGCCGTGATCGGCATCGGGTTCGTGGCCGACACATCGACAGCGACACCATCGTCACCGATGCCGAGCTTCACCCTCTGGTGCAGAACCCCGGCGATCTCGTCGGCCGCGACTGTCGCGCCGGTTCCTGGGGTGTAGCCTACGTTGTCGGCCATCGCTTACTCCGTCTCGATGCGGGAGATGCGTCCGCGCTCGCGTACCACCCGCTTCGGGCGGCTGATCGCCTCGATGGCCTTGTCGGTGTTGCGGCTGCTCACTTCCGCAAATTGTCCCACGGCATCGCTCATGCGGCCCACGGCGTCACCGATCACGGACACGCTCTGCCCGAGGCCCGCAACAGCCTGCTGCATGGCCTGAGACGCCTGCACCATGCTGTCGTTGGCCTGGCGCTCGGCGCGTAGTTGCTCGATCTGGCCATCGGTGGCCTCGACCTTGTTGCGTCGAAGCTGGTTCTCCAATCGCATCGCCTCGATTTCGAGCAGGGTCTTCTCGTCGGGCGGCTGGGCCATTGCCTCGCCGCCACCCTCACCGGGCGCTTGCCCGACCTTGGCCAGCGTCTCGACGGTCTTGGCCTGCGTGAGTTCCGTCTCCGCGCCGGTCTTGATCGCGTCGGCACGGGCCTTGTCGGCCTCGGCCAGCGCCTTCTGAGCCGCGGCTTCCACGAACACCGCGTTCGGGTCTTGCTGCTGCGCGGCGGCCTGCAGGCGCTCCATGTCCTTCTCTTCGGGCTCCAGCGCACCCATGTCCACCAGCTTGCGCCGGAAGTATTCGCGCGTCTGCTCCAGCCCCTCACCCTCCATGTTGAGGATGACCATCGCCTGCAGCACCGATTGCGTCTGCGGGTCTTGGGTGATGGCGATCAGGTTGGTCAGCGACTGCACGATGGACTCGCGCTGGCTGCGGAACGACGGCCCGATCTCGACGGCGAGGTCAAACTCGGCCTCGCTCAGATCGTTCTCGTACTCCAGTTCGCCCTCGTCGTTCACCATCGGCTTCATCAGTTCGATGGAGCCGACCTCGTTCTGCGACCCGAGGCCCTTCATCTTGCGCCCCGGCTCGACGTACGTCTCCTTGGCCATCGACAGCCACACCTCGCCGCAGCGGCGCTTGGCCTTGGCGTAGTTCGAGACGTAGATGAACGACTGCATGTCCAGCCGCTGCTGGACCATCTGCACGGCCTTGCCGCTGACGTTGGCGACGATCTTGTCGCCCTGCTCCTGGTTGCCCAAGACCTCCTTGATGTCCACGTCGGTGATCTGCAGCAGCGCGGCCATCGCAGGCGGCAGATTCGGGCTCTTGGTGTACGCCACCGGCCCCGCGACCTGCGTGGAGCCGTCCGGGCCGCTGATCGGGTTGATCAGGAGGTACGGGTAGTTGCGCAGGTTGTCGTCCTGCCACATTACCTGGTGGCCGGCGACCTGTTCGGGGGTCAGGATTGGCTTCTCGACGCTCGACAGAGCGGCAATCTCGGCCATCTTGGACAACTGCATGTTCTTGAGCCGCTGCGCGTCCTTGGCCAGGCGCACATGGCCGCAGCACCGCTCCACGTTGTCCACGAACCACCGCTTGCCGTAGACCGGGATGATCGGGATGTGCTTGCCGACGATGTAGCCCGAGTCCTCCAGCACCTTCGCGCCGCTGAGGACGTACTTGTGGACCTTGCGCACCTTGATGCGCTTCTGACGCACCTCGACGCTGCCGATGGCGGTCAACTCGGCCAGCTTCTCGTCGTCGAGTTCGCTGTCCCGGTACCGCTCCTCCTCGCCGTCCAATCTCTTGAAAATGTGCACGGTGTCGGGCACCATTTCGACGCAGTAGTACTCCGCGACGTACACCACATCGGGCGTCAGCCAGTCGAACTCGTACTGGTGGATCTCCTTGGGCCACGAGGCCGGGTCATCACCCCACTCGGCCTTGTAGGCGTCGCGGGTCATGCTGGTCAGCACGAAGCACTTCGTCGCGTCGGCCTTGTCTTGGCGCTTGGCCTGGAGGTCGAAGAAGACGCTGGAGTCGGCGTCGAAGATCGGCTCGATCCTGACGCGCTGCTTCTCGTCCTCGTCGTCCTCTTCGTTTTCATAGACCGTGCGCAGCCGGAACGCGCCGAACCCACCGCCCACCGCCTCCTCGAAGGCGTTGTCATAGGCCTCCTCGGCGTTGGAGTCTTGCTCGTCGGCCCGGAACAACTGGTCGCAGGCGTCGGCCAGACTGTCGTACTCCTTGCCCTCCTTGGACACGAAGTCCACGGTCACCCGGTTCGACCGGTACTCGGAGAAGATGCGCTGGACGGCCAACGCGATCTTGTTGACCTCCATCTTGGGTTTGTTCTCGAACTGCGCGCCCAGCGGGCCCTCCCACTGCGCGCCGGCGATGCTGTAGAACCTGCGATCCTGCAGACACTGCATCCGCTCGTCGCGCAGGGCCGACTGGATGTTGTCGAACTCGCGCATCGCCTCCTGGTGGACGCGGGCCAGTCGCTCCTGGGTGCTTGGTCGTGCCATGATGTGCCTCAGTGGCCGGCAGCGGACCAGTGGTGGCGGGTCGGCAGCGCGGAGAACTTGGAAACCGTGCCGAAGAAGGCGCTGCCAACGTCGCTGCTCACCGGGAACGCGAACGTCACGGCGATGGCGTCTGCGGCGTCAGGGGACGCCAGCCCACGGGCCTTCATGTCCTTCTTCGACTCCAGAAAGATCTTGCCCGACGAGTCGGGCTTGGTGCGTGGGCCGATCAGGTCGTCGCGAAGCTGTTTGTCCTGTGGCAAGCTGGCGGTCTTGAGCCAGTCCTTGAGCGCGCCCCATAGCTCTGCGCGCCGGTTGCCCCACATGACGGGCTTCGTGGACTTCCAGCCGAAGTTCACGCCGCGCACCTTATACCGCTGTTCGGTCAGCCGGTCAAGGATGCCGTAGCCCAGCCCACCCTCATCGATCATGGTCAGCGCCGGCCGGAACTCCTCGATGGCTTGGATGACGTGCCCGACGACGGTCATGGTGTCGTCGCCCTTGTACCGGCGCAGCGCGATGAGGCTACGCCCCTGGCGCACGGCGATGACCGTGCTGTCGGCGCCTGAGCGCGCCGGGTCCACGCCGATGACGATGGGTGCGCTCAGGTCGCGGGTGCCCTCGCGCCGCATGGCCTCCTCGACGAGTGCGGGCGAGATGAACTGGTCGTCACCCTGGCCGGGGAACTGACCGTAGACCTCGATGCGGGCCTCGCGGCTGTCCTCGCCGCGCTCTGCGATAATCTGCTCGTAGACGGCCTTGTCGGTGCCCTCGACCGTGCGCGAGTCGATTTGCCGGGTGGTCCAGAAGTCCCGCTTGGCGTGGAAGCACTCGTAGAAGTACCCCGTGTTGCGGCGAGGGTTGCTGAACGCGAGCCAGTAGCGATCGACGATGGGCTCGGTGAAGAAGCCCGCCGCCACGGACCAGATGCTGTCCGGGATGCCGCTGGCCTCGTCGAAGATGACCAGCATGCCGTCGTGGTTGTGCACACCGGCATAGGCGTCCGGGTTCTCCTCGGACCAGAGCTTCCCCTCGGCGCCCCAGTAGCGCGGGCCCTTCTTCAGATCCCGCTCGACGAGTTCGGTGAGCCACGCGGCCGGGGTGAGCTTGGTGGCGCTGACCTCCCACCAGTGCGAGTTGATGACCATCGCTGTCCACTTGGTCAACTCGCCCCAGGTGACCGAGCGTAGCTGCGGCTCGCCGTTGGCGCTGACGATGACGCTTGAACCGATGCGAGTGGAGAGCATCCACAGCACGAGCCAACTGACGAGTGCGCTCTTCCCGATCCCCCGCCCCGAGGCGATGGCCATGCGCATGGCCTGCAGCACGGCGTCTGGGGAGCGGTTCTCCCGGATGTGCTTGGCGATGGTGCGCAGCACGTCGCGCTGCCAGGCGCGTGGGCCGGTGAAGTGTTCGAGTGGGGTGTTCTTCTGCCCCCACGGGAACGCGAACATGACGAACGTCTCGGGGTCGTCGGCGACGTGAGGGCTCCACAACTGAGCCATCAGCATCTCCTCCTCGGCCGGCGCGTAACGCGGTCGCTGCGCGGGCATCAGGGGGCGTCCTCGGGGTTGTCCGAGGTGTCAGGGGTGTGCTCGATGAGGTCAGTCACCTCCTCGACGAGGGGTGCAATGCGACTATTGGCCTGCTCAAGGGCCGAGATGATGCTGATCGACTGGTTGACCTCGATCTGCTTGGTGTCGCCGTACTGCTTGCGGTTGTCGGCGCCCATGAGCCACTTGTAGGTGTCGATCTTGAGCTTGGAGCGGGCCACGTCCTCGATGCTGTCCTCAGCCTCGGCGATCTCGATGATTCTGCCCGCCCACCACTCCGTGCGCAGTTCCTTCGCCTCCTTGTACCGCTCGTAGCGCATGGAATCCTGCTTGATCCAGCGCCAGAAGGCGTCGTAGTCGAGGTCGCGCACATCCTCGACGATGATCGACTTGAGCGTGCGCCCCTTGGCCATCTCGGTCAGAACGCGCTCGAAGGTCTGCTCGAAGGTGGTGAGCAGAAGCTCCTTGGTGACCCTGCGACGCTGCGCCTGCACGGCTTGCGTGGGTTGGGTTGGGCTGGTGGTGAGCCAGTCCGGTACGAGTTCGATGGTGGTGCTCTGTTCCACGCCGCAAGTGTATCACGGGTGTCAAGGGGGTGGGGATTGTGCGGGGAGAGATTGGTGCGGGAGTGATTGGTGCAGGGCTAAAAATAAAAATTTGAAAATGGGGAGGCGGTACCTCCGTTTTTGACACCTGCCCCAGC